GCGCTCGCCGTATGAGCAGAAGTCGTCGTCCGTTATCTCCATGCCGCTTGCTGGGCAGATTGTGTATCCCTTGCAGTTCACTTTTGCCAGCTCGCGGTATCGGCACTCCCCACACCGCACCACAGGAACAGCTTTAACTTCGGGGGCGGTATCAATTATGTGCAAAGCGTCCCCGCGTGAATAACAGTTAGGTTTTCTAATTATCCGTGCCCATGCGTCAAGTTCGGTTTTTAGCTTGTCAGCGTCAATCAGCCTCATTGTGTTCCTCCAATCTTGCCACAACTTCCGCTTCAAGCCTTGCAAGCGTCTTTTCGCGCTCAACACTTTCACAGGCAAGTTTGATGATTTCTTTCAATAGGTCCTCTATCGCCCTGTCGCGCTCCTGCTCTGCCTTCGCTGCTCTGGCGGTCAGCGCGGCAAGATCGGCTTTCAGCGTCGCTATCTCGGCTCTGGCTAACATCAGATCCGTTTCAATATCGGTCATAGTGCTCCTTTCTGGCATTCCGGGCAAACATCCTCCCAGACGTCATTTACCTTTTGGCTTTTCCATCCCGCTTCTTTTTTGGCCTCTACAGCGGCGTAAAAGTCAAACTCTTTGGGTAATTCCGCGCCGCATATGTCGCAGGTCGGTATGTATCCATGTCGGTTGTCAATCATTCAGTGCTCCTTTCTGTTATCTCAATTTCCGCTCTTGGGTTTTCCTTGTCGTACCGCACCGCTGAGCCGTCATGGCTTACCACTATCTCCGCACAGTCATCTTTCAGCACGCCGTACTTCACCAAAATGTCACAGGTCGCGGCGAGCAGGTTGCCTAAGTCAACCTTCCTATGCGTTTTCATGTAGTAAACGCACTTGACATTCACGGGGTAGTCAATCCCTAACCCCTTGCCCCTCAGAAACCAGCCGCAATCCTTTTCGTACCGCGCATATGCGCTCGAAGGTGCAATAAAACTGCGGTTACCGGCGCGGAGAATGCGTTGACTGTTCTTCTTCGTCCGGGGGTCGCCGGGTATTGTCAATGTCATGCCGTGCCTCCCACAAATAAGCTCTGTTGCGCCCTGTGCGCCTCTAAGCGGTCGGTTGCGGCTTGCCAGTAGTCTTTGTCAATCTCAAAGCCGATGAAGTCATAGCCGAGCTTGTGACAGGCAATAAGGGAAGATGCAGAGCCAACATGTGTGTCAAGTATCTTGTCGCCGGGTTTTGCGTAGTTGTTTAGTAACCACTCGTAGAGGGCAACGGGCTTTTGCGTGGGGTGGATTTTACCTTCTTGCAATGCTTTCGCCCTTGAATAATCAAAGAACCTTGCCGCCTTTTTGAAGCTTGTCCATGCCATTTCGCCATCGGCTAAAGAAAAATCTCTTTGCCCTTTATCCCAAATTATGAAGCACGAAAAGTCTTTTGGTATTTTGCTAATAAAATGATTCGCTCCCCATATGATTTGATTTTGAGACACTCTGAACAATTCTCTAAAGTACGCTTTATCAGGACTTTCGTTATCCCAATGCTTTATACCGTAATCTTTCCAGCCGTTGTGGGGCTTTTCTTTTCCTGCCCCTATCCCATACGGAGGGTCAACAATCGCCAGCTCGAAATACTTGTCAGGGAATTGCGCCATGCCGTCCATGCAATCCATGTTGTATAATTTGTTCAGTTCTAGGCTCACCGTATCCTCCAATTCTGCTTGCCGTCCAGCATCAACAGATACTCGCCCGACATTTCACATATCCTGCCGCCGATAGCTTCGCTGATTCCCAACAATAGTGTCATGTCGGCCCCCTCCACTTCTGTACGATTCTGCCCGGCCCGGCGTAAAAACACAGCGTACACTTGCCCGTGCCTTTATGGCGATTCTTTGCGATGATGCAATCCAGCTCCTCTCCATCTCCGGGGCGATGCAAGAATATGATGCCGTCAGCGTCCTGCTCTATTGCGCCAGAATCGCGAAGGTCGCTCATTATCGGGCGTTTGTCTTTTCTCGCCTCGGATTCGCGGTTGAGCTGTGCCAGACAAAGAATAGGAATGTTGAGCTGCATCGCGAGTAACTTCAGCGATCTGCTTGTTTCGGTCACTTGCTCATACAGCTTTTTCCCTCTGTCGGGGTTGGTGATAAGTCCGAGATAGTCAACCACGATCAGCCGACATCCTTTTACCTGACGAGCCAGAAAACCGATCTGTGCCACAGTCGCTCCCGGTTTGCGCTTGAAATAGAACGGGCGGCTTCCTGTCTCCGCTGACGAACTCACCAACCGCTTGTACTCGTCATCCGTCAGTTCTCCGTGCAGCACCTTGCTGTAATCCAATCCAGAGTGTATCGCCACCCTCCGCGCTGTTACTTGCTTAATCGACATTTCAAGCGATACGAACAGTATTGGTTGACGCCTGGCTACGTTTTCTGCAATGTTTATTGCTAAAGTCGTTTTTCCTACGCCCGGACGGGCGGCGAGTATGTAAAACCCTTGCGAAACAAACCCGCCCAGAATGTTGTCAATGTCGCTGTATCCAGTCTTGAGTGTCGGTTGTACTCTCCCTCTCGTCACTTCCTCTCTGTAAGCCAGGAATTCATTCATCGCCTCCGCGCCGGTGATTAGTTCAGCGTTGCTTTCCCGTTCAGCCGTCTTTTCCGCCTCGCTCTTGAGCCAGCCGCACACCTCCACAGCAGACAACCCGTTGTCCAGTTGCTCAAGCGTCTGATTCGCCAATTCACGCAGCCGGTAACCCATTGATTGCTTGGTTAAAAGTTCACAATACTTCTCAATGTTCGCTGCTGTCGGGCATAAATCCATGTACTGCACAAGCGTTTCGGCGGGGATCTCTACCCCTTGCTCTTTCGTCCTCGCGCTGATTGTTAGCGGATCAATTACAGCGCCCTCGTCATAAAGCGATAGAGCGGCTATATATATGGCTTGTCCGATTGCGCTTTGAAAATCATCAGCGGTAAGGTGAGCGAGGACAATCGGCATTACAGCATCGCCGTCGATCAATATTGAGCCGATTACTCCGGTTTCAGGTGTCATCGTCTACCTCCACAGCGTAGAGCTGCCCGTCGCGCTCGATCAGCTTGTGTTTTTTTTGTGAAGGCTGTTCTTCGTCGGCTTCGTCTTCCCATCGCCGCCCGTTGAGCCACGTCGCAGGGTAAGGTATGTAACGCCCGTTATCGCGCTGCCATTCCTCTGATTCTATTTGTCTGGCGAGGGCGGTGAGCATCGTGTTGAACAGATCCTCGTTTGGGGCTAGTTTGGTGTAGGCTTTTAGAGCAGCTTGTTTAGCTACTTTGCGAGGATAGTTAGTCCAAAATGCATCAAATGATGAGCATATATTATTATCTATATCTCTTTCTTCTTCTGTTGCGTTACGTAACGTTACTGTAACGTTACCTGTAACGTTACATGGTAATTTCTGCTTTTGTTTTTCTCGGTAAGCCGCCACTCTTTGCCTTGTTTGCTCTCGTATTTTTTCAAGCGTTTCAAGGTTTTGATACTTTTCCCATGAGGGTAATAGCAGAAAATCATCGACTATTTCAATCATGCCGAATTTCTCAAAAGTGGCGAGCGCAAGCCTGACTGTTGATAGCGGTCTGTCAAACTGAGCGGCAAGCATATCGTCTGTGTACGGAACCTCGCGTGTGAGGTAGATTAGGCCGCTGTCGTTTATCGTTCCTGCCAGACAAAGAAGTTTGAGCCATATAACTATGATGCTGTCACCCTCTGGCATTTTCTCTATTTGCTTTATTTTGCGGTTTGCAAATATATCGGTCGCAAGTTTTATCCATTTGATTTCTGCCACTCACTCACCTACTTTCTGCTGCCTAAAACGGAAGGCCTGTATCAAACGGTTCCTCGTTATATGATTCAGACTGCACAGCTTTCCCAGTTACAAATTTAAGTGGTAAGTAAGCACCGCAGCCAGCGGACACGCACGACATAACATCGGCGCTTACATAAAAGTTGGGCGTTACGGTTGTCCCGATTGCTTTGCCTTTTACTGTATCGCAAAACACCTTTTGCATAGTGGTTAGCTGCACATCTAACGGAATCTGGAAAAGGTACGGTTTCGTTTGATTTGGATGAGAAACAAAAACAAGGTTATAAATTTTCATCTTTTGTCCTTTCTGTACACAAGGTCGGCCTCGTCCCAATCGGGATAGCACTTCATCAAGTACGCTCTGATTTCAATGCCCAGCTCCCGCCGTGCAAAGCCCTGGTCGTATGCCATATGACAGCTTGGGCACAGCGTGATAATGTTTTTCTCAATGCCCAGCCCGCCCTGCGAACGGGGTATGTAGTGCGCGTCGGGGCTGCCGGGGCGGTGGCAGAGGATACACCGCCCGTCACGTTCATACACGCGCCGCTTAACGTCAGGGCTGATCTGTAATGCTTTGGTGCGTCTGTGCATCGTCAACATCCCTTTCTGGCTTTTTGACTCGGGAAGCCTAACCTAACAGTCAAAAGGGAGGTCATCATCCGGCCCGATTTCGGAGAAGTCTGTTTCTGCCGCTTTGGGTGGAGGCGAATACGACGAGCCTTCCTCGCGCTTTGAATCACCGAAATACACATTGTCCGCAACGACCTCGGCGCTGACTCTCTTGCTGCCGTCCTTCTCCCATTGCCGCATCTGTAGTCTGCCCTCGACAATCGCCATGCGACCTTTTGCCAAATACTTACCGACAAACTCGGCGGTATTTCTCCATGCGACAATGTTTATAAAATCTGTTTGTTTCTCGCCGCCCTCTTTGAAATCGCGGTCAACGGCGATTGTGAAGGACGTGACGGATACGCCGGATTGAGTTGTGCGAAGTTCGGGGTCACGGGTCAATCTCCCCATGAGGATAATTTTGTTAAGGCTCATTTTTGCCCTCCCATTGTTTTAATAACGCTTGGATTTCTTCTTCCGGCCTGGTTTCAATATCTAACGCTCGGCAGTCCTCGACAAGCGAATCTATCAGTCTGGACATTTGCGCCGTGTCGTAGGTAGAAGAACCGTAGTAAAGGATTACATTTGTGCAGCCGGGGATTTTAGATTTGGCGGTTTCGGTCTGCCAGCCGATATGCCCCTTGCCCCATGACTCACAGAGCTTCTTGACAGCTTTATCAGGGACGCAAACGATGTCCGACACTCCCCCAATTTTCCGTATGGTTTCGCGGTAAATCTCGTCAGCGGGGATTCTGGTTGCTTCTGCCAGCCGATTTAAAAGCACCCATGCATAGGCGTTCGCGTCGTCGCTCCTTTTGTTCCTGGCTTTCTTAATTTCATATTCGCCCGGCTTGAAACCATAAGCGAACTTCCTACCGTCGAGGGCGGGAACCTTGAGGATTAACTCGCCGCCCTCGTAACGTGCAGACTCGATTCTCATGCCAACGGGTCGAAAAGTTCTTCTTGTTCGGCCTCTATAGCAACCGGCTGCTGAATAGGTGTCTCGTCCAGCGGAACAGGGACATCGGATTCTTCGATGCTGTACATGCCCTGCAAATCCTCCGGGAATGCTTCACGCAACGCCTGAACAAGCGCAACTTTGCGAATCATTGTCGCGGGTTTTGACGCCCAATTGGACATGGGCTTGCCGTCTTTCGTCTGGCAGTATTCCGCAAAAGAAGCAGTTGTTTCAATCGGCGTGGCGTATCCCTTGATGTGGATTTTAGCCCAGCCTCCGACAAGATTTTCACCCCCAAGAACAAGTGTACCGACGCGATAATCCAAATTGCCGGTTTCTTCGTCCTGGACTATAACACCAGCCTCAAACCCGGCGTAATCCTTGTTTCGCCTTGCCCTTTTCGTGAAAACTTCCTTGCCGGTGACGATTGTCGCGGGTGAGCTGCCGTACTTAATCAGATACGCCTCGCGGAGAAATGGGTTAAGCCGTTGAGCTTTACAGAGATTCAGGAACATAACGACCTCTTGATCTGAAACATTGCCGTTGCCGTTGACGAGGTATGACCGGATAATCTTCGGGCTGAGCTTAACTGATGTTCCGTTGCTGTCATATTCAACAATGGAATCCTCAAACTTTTTTGTAAGGCTGTTGTTAACCGCCATCTTAAATTCCTCCATATGTTATTCCGTGCTTCTCGGTCAGCGCCCTCATGTCGCTTCGGAAAGCCTCGGTTGTGTCGTAGAAAATGACCTTGATCGTCTTGGTGGGTTCAATATAGACCGGCTCATAAACAGGCGGCGCAACATAAACCGGTCCCTGCTCAGGCTCGGCAACGGCGGCTTTTGCAGCAATCTCGGCTGCCTCTTGCTCGGCCGCCTTTTTCTGCTTGTATGCCTCTTGCTCGGCCTTGATCGTTTCTTGACGTGTCTTTTCGGCCAGAGCCGCGGATAGGTCGAGAGTGCGGAGATAAACGTCTTTTATCTGGACTTCAAACTCGCTCTTGAGGTCTGATATAGTTTGCAAGTCTGCCGTTGTGCGCGTTATGAGCGCGTCTATCTCTTCCTGAACGGCGTTTATCTTGACGGTAGCGTTTAGCCACTTATCGCTAAAAATCCTCTCAAGCGGCAACAGGGGCGCGAGATCGCCTATGTGCGCCTCGTAGTATTCTGTGATCTCGGCCTTCTTCTCGTCTTTCTTTGCTTGCTCATATCTCTTGACTTGACCGTCAATTTCAAGGATGGGCTTGTCTACTAAGGCCGTAAGCTCCTTGATTTTCTTCTCAAATGCCTCATAAGGCGCGAGGCATTGCTTTTTCACTTCCTTGCGCTTGGCCTCTAAAGCCTCTTTGAATTTGTTAAGCGTTGCTCGGTCAGACTTCGCGTCCTTGATGCTATCGTCTGAGTAAACAAGTCCTTGATATTTTGCAAGCGCTGAGGTAATTTCTTGCTTTAATTCGTCAAAATTAAAGTCTATGGTTTTGACAAACTGATCGTCCGTGGGTTTGTAAATTACAAGTTCCATATTCATCCTTTCATAATTGGGGTAATATTTGATTTGGGCGTTTATCGGTTTCAACGCTTGTCCAGAACCGCTTTTCCCGCTCTGCCAGCCATTTAATATCTTCCAGAGCGTCGGCTCGTTCTATGTGATAATGCCGAATTGTTGCTTGCTTTGCTCCGTTTCGGTCGGTGTGCTTTATTCGGGCTTTGAGAATTGCAAAATCATATCCGGTTGCTAAAAGCTGGTGAACGATCTGTATGTAATAATGCTGCGGGATTTTCCCGTCCCATTCAGCCCATTGGTTTGAGCGCATGATTTCGGTGGTTTTGATCTCCAATATTCCGTGGCGGCCATCGTAAAGCTCTCCGTCAAGTGTTGCGAACGCAAACGGGCAATCGGGGTTATTTCGAATCATGCCGTACTGGTCGTATGTAACGACGTATTGAGGGAAGTCCAGAGCAAATAGTTCTCTTATGTGCTGTTCGGCTTCGTTGCCGTATTTGACATACGATTTATCGGAAATATCTTGCGGTTTGCGCCTGCCAGTTTTCTCTTCCCAGAGTTCGACATTTGACTTATAAGGGCTTAGCCCAACAACCGCCGCCGCATCAGAGCCGCCAATTCCTTTTAGCCGCGATTGCAGCCATTCTTCGTGTGTTATGCTTTAGCCCCCTCCATCGCCTCAATTGCCGCCTTAATCAGCGGCGCGTCGCGACGTTCTAGCTCCGCTGTGCCGAACATCATCAACTGGTTCAGCGTTGTTTTTAAGAGGTTCAGCGCCCATTCTCTTTCTTTCATACTGCTCCTTTCTAACCGTTCTATCCGTTCTAACACTTGCTCGTCCGATTGGAATAGCCACTCAGCGTCGTTGTACTCACGCTCAATCGGCTCGGCGGGCGGGTCGGGGTTGTCGATTAGGCCAATCATCCTATCCTCGCTTTCGTGACCGCTATGGGGAACGGCTCAATCTCACTTGCCCAGACGGCTTGCCCTCCAAGTTCTTGCCATATCAACGGGAAGCCGCCGATACCGTCGAACAGGCTGCCGAGCGTTTTACTCCCTGTCTGTCGAATGCGTGAGAGCACGAAGCGCCAGGGCGGTAATGCTATGCTATTGCCTAACGCTTTGTACCGGGCACTGTCAGCGGGTTCGGAGCGTAACCATTTGATAATCTGCTTGTCCGAATGGTGCTTGACACCCTGCATATCGTCCCACTCGTCCCACACTTTACGCCAGAACACTAAATCTTCTGCGGTTACTTCGGCTTGCGGCGGTATGTTAGTCCAGTTGTCCGGGAAGCCTTGTAAACGCTCCGCTTCTAACGGTGTCAAGCGTCTAACAGTCTGATATTGCCTAACCGTGTTTTGAAGATTAAGGCTCATGCCGCCTGTTGACTTTGCTTGAAGCGTTCCGTTTATGTCGGGGTTCTCCGTACCGTTCCTGCAATCCACGGCGGCAACCAGGTCGGTAGGGCTTTTGTATTGCCTGGCTGATTGTGTGCTGGCAACCTGGCTCTCTTTTAGTTCGTCTGTGCGTTGGTATGCGTATGTAACAACCCCCGTATAGTCTGTCACGCTGTTCTGGTGGTCGCCCGTCTTTGTCGGGGCGATTGAGCCGCCACCATTGCCTCGTGCGTCATAGATCGCCGGATATCCCTGCCCCGCTTGACCGCCGCCAGTAGATAGGCTCATATGTTTTTCTGGCATTAGAAACGATTCACCGTTGCCCTTACTCACCAATCCATGCACTACCGCCATCCCACCCTGATTCTTACTGGGGTCGGGGTTCGTTGTGTCGATACACTTCGCAATCTCAACCTGCCGGCATCCGCTGTGCGGGTTAGAGGATTTCATGCTGTTGGAGGATAGGCTGTCGAAGGAAAACACCACCGGAACCTGCGCCGTTCCGCTCGGTGCGCCCTTGATGGTGGGCGACACTTCCTCTTGATAGCCGATTGTTTGTGCGGCGGGCGACGCGCCCTGACAGAAACCGGCAACATACGTTTGCTGTTTCATACCCGGCTCGGCTGCTAATGCCCCCGCTTTATCGCCGAGGTCGCGCACCTCGTCCCGTTGGTTCTGGGTAAAGGCAACGATATTCTGCCCTCTGTCAATACAAGGCGAGCTGTCATGCCGCGCCGTCAGGGAACGGGCAACGTCGGGATAAAATACCGCCTGTCTGTTCTGGCCTCCGTTGCTGTTCGCTTGTAGCGTCGGCCATTTACCGTCAGCGTCATAGATTCGGGCAGTCTGCGGCAGAAATGGGGTCAGGCTCCCGCTTGTAGTTCCAACGCCTCTTTCAGCATCGGCGGTAACTCCTTCCCTCTCCGTTCCGCTCTCCGCAAAATGCCCAGACACGCTGTCGGACTTAAAAAGTATTTCGGGTGCGGATTGTCCTCCAAAATCTGCGACAAGCGCGATTCGACGTCTACGCTGGGGGACTCCCCAAAACTGTGCATCGAATACTCGCCAAGCAATGCTCCACCCATCTCCCATGATGGCTCCGCTAGTAGTCCATTCACCCTTGTCAGGTCGAGGAATAGCGGCGGTTTCGTCTGCGATTTTCGCCGTTTCTTCGAGGACGATTCGGAAGTCCTCGCCTTTGTTGGAACTAAACGCTCCGGGGACGTTTTCCCACACCATGAATCTAGGTCGAATAGGCTGATTTGCCCCACAAAATCCGTGTTGTGCGATTCTGCCCTCAATGGTGGTTGCACCTCCTTTTCCACAATCGGTGCTGACTGCATTTGTATGCCGTAGCTTATCTGCATCTCGCATCTCCTTAATAATTCTGATTTGTTCCATAAACAGCCCTGACCGTTCGCCTTGCAACCCAGCACGCTTTCCAGCAACCGAAAGGTCCTGGCACGGGCTACCGCCTGTAATTACATCGACTGGCTCAATTTCTGCGCCGTTTATCTTGCATATATCGCCCAGATGCGTCATGTGTTCACAAGCTCCTCCGCACACTTCCGGCATATCATTGCGGCGTGGTGTATAAGCAATTCTTGGTCGTTGCCGCAATGGGCGCAGCAGCTTTTTACAGGCGTGAGCAAAATGCCGTACTCGCTCGTGACCTCTAAGCGGTCGCCCGGCTGAATGTTGTACTCGCGGCGCAGGTGTACCGGGATGCACACCCTGCCGAGTTTGTCAACTGGTATGGTTAACATGATTCTCCTTTCAAAATATCAGCCGCCCGAACAGGCACAGCGCCAAGATCAGCCCTGATGCCAGCCCGTAGGCCATCTGTTTAAGCGTGGTCATACCGCTTTCACCCTCCGTAAATTGTTCCCGCCGCACTGACAATGCGTGTCGTCGCTGTCTGCGGCGCTGTAGAACGTGCGCCCACAGTCGGGGCAGTAGTAGTACATCAGTCCCTCCTAAACTTTGTAGCCCGCCGCCTTGAGCCGCAGCGGATAATTCGTTCTTCCGTTTTGTCCCCTCCTTTCTAAGAAAGCCGGTTCGCTAACTCGGCAGGTGTTAAAAACGTCTTGTCACCGAAATACATTCTTTTGACAACCCTTCTATCTCTACCGCCCCACTTGGCGACGTCAGACACAGATAATAGGTTTTTGCTAGGGAAGGCCTTGAGGATTAGTTCTAGGTTGTTACGATAGTTTTCTTTCTCTCTGCTCACGGCAGCCCCTTTCTGGCAAATTATTACTAGCCACTAAATTCATATTTGTGCATAATTATACTTGCGTTGCGTTACTATTGTGTGCTATATTAGCGCTATATCGAATTACCAAACCCCCTGTCTATATAAATCTGCGCTTTTCGACTTATTGCGCGCAATTGTGCGGTACAACCACAATATGCGCCTATTTGTGCGGAAAGTCAAGCCAATTTGCACACAATAGTGCGTATTTTTGTTAATTTTGTCGGGAGTGTTAATTTTGGGCAATAATATTGGGCTACTTGCACAAATCCAAGGCGTTTCGGCGCATAAACTTTCAAAAGCAACGGGCGTGCCGGAGAGCACTATAAGGGCATGGCTTAAAGACCCGGAACGTAGCCCAAACCAAGATGCGCAAGTTCGGCTTGCGGAATACTTCGGGGTTACTATTGATTACCTAATGGGCATAGAAAAGCCCACCTCCAAAAACGAAGGTGGGCAAGATCCTTTATTGACTGAGTTGAATCAGCTTTTGTCTATTGCTCCTGAGAATGTAAAGCTAATGGGATAATTATAAAAAAGAAACCGGCATATCATTCACCCCTCACCAATTACGCCACGCATACGCCACGATGCTTTACGATGCCGACGTTGATTCTAAAGAGGCAATGGGCCTTTTGGGAC